ATGTTTAAAATGTTAGACATTATATTGAAAGGAATTCGATATGCATCTAGGAAAATATATAAAAAAGTATCGAGATACCAATAATCTGAGCATGGCTGAATTCGCTAAAGAATCAGGCATCAGCAAAGCTTACGTTTCTATTCTTGAAAAAAACAGAGATCCTCGTAACGGAAAAGAAATCATCCCATCTATTCCGATTATAAAGAAAGTTTCTGACACAATTGGCATCTCTTTTGATGATTTATTAAATTCGCTAGACGAAAATCAGATAGTCGCGTTAAATGAAACGAAAACTGAAAAAAATCTAACTTCCTCTACCCTACAAAAAATCACTTCTACTTCTTCTCAATTAGAACAACCTAGACAAGAAAAAGTCCTTAGCTTCGCTAACGAACAATTAGAAGAACAAAATAAAGTTGTTTCTATGTTCGATAGAAAAGTTGAGGAGACAGAAAATTATATCACTGACTACGTTGAGGGGTTAGTTGCTGCTGGTCTGGGGGCATACCAAGAAGACAATTTACATATGGAAGTTAAACTACGGGCTGATGATGTCCCCGATAAGTATGATACTATTGCGAAAGTAGCTGGTAATTCAATGGAACCACTTATTCAAGATAACGATTTACTGTTCGTCAAGGTATCTAGTCAAGTCGATATGAATGATATAGGGATATTCCAAGTCAATGGAAAAAACTTTGTAAAAAAACTCAAACGTGATTATGACGGCGCTTGGTACTTGCAAAGTTTAAATAAAAGCTATGAGGAAATCTATCTTTCAGAGAACGACAACATCCGCACGATAGGAGAAGTCGTAGATATTTACAGGGAGAATTAATATGCTGGAAAAAGTTGAACGCTTAATCTCGGAAATTAATAGAATACACCTTGTTTATTCGCAAGATTATTTTGAAACTGGGAAAGTTGAAAAGATTAATCTAAAACATACCTTTTCAAAAGTACCTGTTCAAGCGATTTTAGATTACCGCTTGAATTTACACGAATCTATCAATGATTACTTGATGAAAGCTGATGTTAAGGATATTCCTTATGTCTATCGCGTAAAAACATCGGAAAGTATCTTAGACAAAATTGAACGTTTTTCCAAAAGACAAGATGGTTATCCTGTGAATTCTATTCTCAATGACATTTTTGGCGCTCGTATCATTTTATCTTCTGAGGATATTTCACAAGTGATGGAACAACTTGATGAATGGAAAGATAAGTTTGACTTAAAAAACTGGTATTTACGAGATAAAGATAATTACACAGGAATACACGTTTATTTCAAGAATAAGAGCAATCACTACTATCCTTGGGAGTTGCAAATTTGGGATGAGAAAGATGTTGATCAGAACATTGAAAGCCATAAATTATTTAAACGTCATTTTGTATAACGTGCCATTTTACCCCAGTCGAAACGTAAATAGGAAAATTAATAACTATGTGTAATATCTGAACCACGTTAAAAGCTGAAATCAAAATTAGGAGAATTAAAAATGGGATTTTTTGCACAGCGTTGTCCTTACTGCCAAAGTACAAAAGTACAATTTATGAACCAAGACCGTAAAGGTTTTAATGGTTGTGTCGGTTGTATCGGATTTTTAATTGCTTGGCCGTTCTTATTGCTAGGTTTGGTTGGGAAAAAGGGTAAAAACAACTGGCATTGCACAAATTGTGGAAGAACGTTTAAGACAAAATAAAAAAGCCCCACGCTCAAATTTTGTCCAAGGAGAGCGTGAGGCAAATTCTAGTATAGTAAAAACCTGCTTTTTGGGAGGGGTTTTTACCATACCTATTTTAACAGAAAATGAGGTATAAAACAATGTGGATAGAGGAGCTAGCCAACGGGAAATTTAAATATATCGAAAGATATACTGACCCTCTAACAAATAAGTACAAAAAAGTATCTGTGACACTAGATAAAAATTCTAGTCAAGCTCAGAAAAAAGCTGGTTTAATATTGCAGGAAAAGATTGAAGATAGGCTCGCTATCAGAAATCACTCAGAAATGACTTACGGAGAACTTAAAAAGGAATATCTAAAGCAATGGATACCGACCGTCAAAGACTCCACAAAACGTGGTTATTTAGTATCTGACAGTCATATAGCAACCGTGTTACCAGATGATACAATTATCAACAAGTTGACTAAACGTGATATTAGACTAATCATTGATAAACTATTAAAACACAATTCGTATCATGTTACGCATAAATGTAGAAAGAGATTGCATGCCATATTTTCTTATGCGATACAAATGGACTATATGACAAGTAATCCGACGGAGAACGTCTTAGTTCCCAAACCAAAGGATGATTACAAGCCTGAAAAGGTGCTTTATTTAACATCTAACGAGGTTTACGACCTGTGCAATAGAATGATAGACAATGACGAACAAACGCTCGCAGACATCGTTTTATTCATGTTTTTGACGGGTGTACGGTATGGAGAATTATCTTGTCTGACTTACGACAAAATAGATTTTGAAAATAAAGAAATTCTGATTAATGCAACTTACGATTTTAACACACGAGAAATCACTACGACCAAGACCAAAAAATCAACACGCAAAATATCTGTATCAGATAATATTTTAGATATCGTCAATAGACAGAAAAAGACAAGTTCATTCGTCTTTCCAAATTCGAACGGTGTACCGATTTTAAACGCGTACATCAATAAGCGATTGAAAATTTATGGAGATTATCACACGCACTTATTTAGACACTCGCATATATCATTTTTAGCAGAAAAAGGGATACCGCTAAATGCGATAATGGATAGAGTTGGTCACAGCGATCCAAAAACAACATTATCTATTTACAGTCACACAACTGTAAATATGAAAGAAATTATAAATAAACAAACTGCCCCTTTTGTGCCCCTTTTAAAATCGGAATAAAACAAAAAGCCTTTAATACAAAGGCTTTTGACGTTATTTACATGTCCCCTGCCGGAATCGAACCAGCAATTACTCCTTAGGAGGGAGTTGTTATATCCATTGAACTAAGGGGACCTAGTAAAAAAACTGCCCACAGGCAGATTTTTTACGTCTTGGTTGTCCAGTTTTAAAACATAGTTACTATCCTCAAACAACCAAGCATTTTTAAAATCTGATCATCAAAATTAACGACGGATTTCTTTAATACGTGCAGCTTTACCTTGCAATGCGCGTAAGTAGTAAAGTTTAGCACGACGTACTTTACCATAACGAACAACTTCGATTTTATCAACACGAGGAGTGTGAATTGGGAATGTACGCTCTACACCGATACCACCAGAAATTTTACGTACTGTGTACATTTCTGAGATTCCTTGACCTTTACGTGAGATAACAACACCTTCAAAGATCTGAATACGTTCGCGAGTACCTTCGACAACTTTAGCGTGAACACGTACAGTATCACCAGCACGGAACTCAGGGATATCAGAACGAAGTTGACCTTCTGTCAAACTTTGAATTAATGGATTCATTTTTATTCTCCTTCTCTTACTAATCTTAAGTACTTGTCTCAGCGGATTAGCCGTTTTTTGTGCGTCCATCACACACTCTCACAATTCTACCAAATTTTAACCTACTTGTAAAGCTATTTTATCTAGAAGAACAAGGTGTCATCCTTTAGAATAGTTATTTGTATATTAGACTTCCTGCGAAACTAAAATCCTAGTTCACGGTTGATCATTCCAGCAATCAAATTCATTCGTAATCCAAACCGTTTGCGTCGATTTCGATAGGTTGTTGAAAATATTTTAAACGTTTTTACTTTGGCAAAAATATTCTCAACCTTGATTCTCTCTTTGGATAGCGTATGGTTATAGGTTTTATCTTCAAGAGTTAGTGGCTTAAGTTTGCTTGATTTCCTCGGAGTTTGCGCTTGTGAATACATCTTCATGATCCCTTGATAACCACTGTCTGCCAAGATTTTAGCAGCTTGTCCGATGTTTCTGCGACTCATTTTGAACAACTTCATATCGTGGCAATAGTTCACTGCAATATCCAAAGAAACAATTCTCCCTTGGCTTGTGACAATCGCCTGAGCCTTCATAGCATGACATTTCTTTTTACCAGAATAATTCGCTAGTTGATTTTTTTAGGACGATTGATTTTTACCTCTGTTGCATCCACAATCACCGTATCCTCAGCACTAAGATGAGTTTTTGAAATCGTAAAACCACTTTGAATAAGAGTTGATTCAACCCATTGACTTCGACGGATTAAGTTGCTTTCGTGAATGCCAAAATCAGCCGCAATTTGTTCATAAGTGCGGTATTCTCGCATGTATTGAAGAGTAGCCATGAGGAGATCTTCTAAGCTTAACTTAGGGGTTCGGCCACCTTTTGCGTGTTTACGTTGATAAGCTGTTTTTAACACAGCTAACATCTCTTCAAAAGTAGTGCGCTGAACACCAACAAGGCGCTTAAATCGTACATCAGTTAATTGTTTGCTTGCTTCATAATTCATAGAACTATTGTACCATATTTTGTTTCGCAGGAAGTCTA